GCCGCGTAAAGCGGCTGGCTCCGACTCAATAATATGCCACAACGAACGCGAACACAAGCCTCTGGCAACGTGATCAACTACTGTAGAGACTACAGCTGGGACACGTCTGCCACTCCTTATCTTGCCACGCAAAACCTGAGAAATCTAGGTCAAGCGTGGAGCCATCAACTCAGAAGTGAGTCGATGGTGGATGAGACTGGCCCCTTACAAGGGTCGTTCTATAGGGAGTGTGAACACAATCTGGTCACTAATGAGCTTATCGCTCAACCAGCGTTGAAGAGGTTCCCGACCATCTGTGCCTCTACGTACCACGTTTCACGTGTATCGCAAGCACATCGGGACGCAGCCAGGCAGTTGATGCCTGTTCCCGAGCACGACATGGACGCCTTAGCCGATCAGGCTTTGGCGTACATGATTCCTACAATAAATGAAGGAACTTCGGTTCTCAATTTTGCGTACGAGCTCCGGGAGATGAAGATGTTGGACCCGCGCAACTCTGTAAAAAGAGTTAGGTACGGGGCGACATCGCTCAAGCTCCTCTCTGATCCTAAGACCAGGGAGGGTTTCGTTAAGGATACGACGCGCCGGTTAGCCGGCGCTCACCTTGCAGCAGAGTTCGGCATCGTCCCTTTTGTAAAGGACGTTGTCGGTATTTACGATACATTACAAGGCTTAGCGGCCAAGTTAGATCGTTTGAAAGCTCATGCACGCAAGACCAACACGCGACATTATAGACGCGTACTACCCTATGCTTCCGGAAAGTTCTGGAAGAGTCACCATAGGGAGTCGCAGGAAATTCTCTTACCCCCCGGGTCAGGTTTGACCGGGGATTTCGTAAGTCCTGCGTTTGGGTATCCCGATAGGAATACGGGGGAGACCGTCCTAATAAATAAAGGATGGATTCTCCGCCCCACCTATCACGCTACACTTAGGTATTCTTATGATTTACCTAAGTTTGATAATTCGCTCGAGGAGCAGATAGCAGTCAAGTCTGAGGCGTTGGGAATCCGTCTGGATCCCTCAATACCTTGGAACGCGCTGCGTTTCTCCTTCTTAGTCGACTGGGTAGTCGACGTGAGCGGCTTCCTTAGCAACCTTGCTAAGGATACTTATCATATTGAGACAAAAGTTGTCGACTTTTGCCACTCTCTGAGTTGGCACTACGAAGCAACTGCCTCCGTCTATGAGCGGTGGGACAGTCCGGGTTGGGAGGCTACCATGCCTCCTCTTCCGGATGACTTCCACCCTCTCGATCCCCTTCCAGTCTGGAAGGGCACGGAGCGCCACTACGTCCGCTATCGGGGTCACCCAGACTCCAATACGACGGTCACTAAGCGCCTTAATCTACGAAAGGCTGCCCTAGCGGGCAGCTTATTAATAGTTAATGCGCGAAGCCTCAGAAGGGGCAGAGCCGCTTACATGCGGGTTCTGCCGGAACTTATTCGTCACGGGAAATAATGTATGCTGTAGCGGGATTCCGCATACTGCAGTGTACACCCCTCCTTTTCAAGGAGAGACGTGCTGTTCAAGTGGCTTAAGGCCACCCTAACACCACAGCGTGTAATAACAACATATCACGACACCTCATGACACCAGACCTAGTAGTAACTAGCAACAGAGCGGCCGTAACTCTTCCAGGCGCCGATGGCGCCGCCACCTTTAACAAGGTGTGGGAGAATGCGGATTCTATTCTCCGTCGAATTCAATCGACGGCATTCAACCTTCCTCGCGAAATTCTGATTTCACAAGTCGATAGGAAACCCGGCACTCGTGCCGGTTCCCGTCGAACAGTGATCCAGGCCAAGGAGCGCGATCTGACAACCATTGTCCCACTTGAAAGTGGGCTTGGTGGCCGGGCGGATGGTGAAGCGGTGGTCACTGTGACCATTGTTCGCCCCACCTCGCCAGGGTACCAGACGACGTTCTCGGATGCCAAGCTTAAAACACTTGTCTCCGATGCGTTCGATGTGGTACTCCAGAATATCGCTGCTATCCTAGCAGGCGAGAAATAACCGTTACCCTCCTCTCATCACACGTAATGTGTGATGTGGGGGGGCGGTATATTCTCGGGTGAAGTGTAAGTGACTGGGTGCCAACATTATGGCAGTGCCTGTCAACAGGTGCCTACTATAGGCATCCGGTTGCTTACATGAATAGAAGAACGTGATGGATTATCATGGTGCATGGGCTGTCGGGACGGTAATACCTAAAATCAAAGCATAAAAGCAATGAACAGGAAACCACTAACAGCCGAGATCTACAACCAGCAATGGATGTATGATCTTTTTCATGCGTGTTACCATGATGTAGCACGCGCATCTGACATATTATCTGTCGAAGTCGAGCGAGACTGTAAAACAGTCGCCGCACGGCTGGTCAAGGAAGGGACGTCGTTCTTTACGAAGACGCTTCCTAAATTGGGCAAGCAACTTGATAAATTGCTTGCGGCCGAACCCGACGAGCTGCCACCAGACGATCCTTTCCCAGGTTTTGGGAAGGGTGAGTCTGGTAGTAAGATTCCCAAGTTTCTTGGGTGTCTATTCTCAGAGGTTTTAACGGCAGATGGTAAGGAACGCAGTGATGCGTCCCCAGAAGCGTATGGTAACATTCGTCTTCTCACTGGTCTATTTTATAAGACCGAGTGGCCATTAACCCCTGAACTGAGTGAAAAAGTCATCACCCAATTCCTGCAAACCGAGGAGGAGCTTCCCGAGGAAGGAGCGTCGATTAATCAAATTATCGATCGCTTCAACCCTGGGGATTTCCTTAGCCCTTACGTGCTCCGAGAGGCTCGGCGACTCTGTCGCCAAGTTCTTGGAGGTACTGACCCATTGGATTATGACGCATTAATACCGCGTCATGGCCCTGGGGCAGTTGCTACGGGCGAGACCGGTCATGAGAAAACCGCGTTTAAGCGGTACTATGATCGGTTGCATTCGGTCTTCCCTTATGACATTCTGATGTCGTATAACCTCTCGTCTGTTTCAGATGAGTGGGAGGGATGGCAGGGTCTAGAGAGCCTGGATACTGGCACGGCTAAAGTCGTGCTTGTTCCGAAAGACTCTCGGGGCCCGAGGTTAATATCCTGCGAACCCCTGGAATACCAGTGGGTCCAACAGGCCATGTTGAAGCATCTCGTGACAACTATAGAGAAGCACCCCCTCACACGAGGGCAGGTAAACTTCTCTAGTCAAGAGATCAACAGAGACATGGCCCAGAGGGCCTCATTAGGTGGACCAGAGGGTGATGCAGTCCGGTTAGAAAGCGGGGACGTTATGTTCCCGCTGCCAATGGACTATGTCACGCTGGATATGAAGGACGCTAGTGACCGCGTTTCGTGCGCATTGGTGAAGTACTTGTTCCCAGAGAACTGGTATGAAGCACTTTATGCGTGTCGTTCTGCGGCCACTAAACTCCCTTGTGGACGTGTGGTGCCCCTGAAGAAATTCGCACCTATGGGTTCAGCTGTTTGCTTTCCCATTGAGGCGCTAGTATTCTGGAGCATTGCACGAGCGATGTTACACCACTGTAGCGTGGAGGACCAAAAGTACGTGGTTCAGATAGAGCCCACACCGCTAGATTTAGCGGTGCAAGCCTATCGGAGTCAGCGTGCCAAGGTCTACGTCTACGGCGACGATATCATAGTGCCCCGCTATTGTAGCGGGCTCACTATTCGAGTACTTGAAGCGGTTGGTTTAAAAGCCAATCTCGACAAGTGCTGTAGGGGAAGGTTCTTCCGCGAGAGTTGTGGCATGGATGCTTACAAAGGCATCTGTGTCACTCCCTTGAGGATCAGAACACCCCTAACTTCGTCGTTAGGTGGTACTGCTTTATTCTCCTGGTGTTCTTACCATAACTGGTTTGAACGGCGGGGGATGTACGGAGCAGCGGAGTTAGTACGTAGCTGGCTATGCAGAGTCTCACCAGACCTCCTCGTTTTAAATGAGGAGGAGTGGGACCCTGTGCCGGTAGCGTATTTGCACCGTGCTGATACATTTGGGCTTGACACCCTTAGCGGCCGTAGGTTGAGGAGGCGCTGGAACAGCGACTTTCAACGTTACGAGTTCCGTGGGTGGGTTGCCCGTGTTAGACCTTACGAGGCTAACACACCGGGTTGGTCGGAGATGCTCGTGAGAGCGTCTGCAAGCAGAACCTCGGTTTTGCCTGAAACCTTCTTTATGAAGGCCGATTGGCTCCACTGGTTTGAAGAACCAGTGGTTACGGCGTACCAATACGCCCGAGCGCGTCGGGTAATCCGAAAACGCGCATGGCTACCGTTGAATAAACGGTAGGGGTAATACCCAATACAACGTGAAAGCAG